TCGGGAGAGAGCTCGCACCCGATGAAGCGCATCCCTTCGAGCATGGCCGCACGTCCGGTGGAGCCCGACCCGGTGAACGGGTCCAGCACGAGGCCCCCCCGTGGCGTGACCATCCGCACGAGGTAGCGCATCAGGTCGGTGGGCTTGACGGTCGGGTGCACGTTCTTCGGCACGTCTCCGAGCATCTCGTCGCGGTCCTCTCCGCTCGCCTTTGCCGTGTAGAAGTACCGAGCCGCGTCGCGAAGGCCCTCAGTCGCCTCGTCGCTGCCGTCGTGGAGGACGTTGGCGGGCCAGCGGCCGACCTGCCCCCCAAACACACCACCAGCGGACGATCCATAGACGGGCGAGTCGCTATACCCACCCTTTCGCTCTACAACGACCTCATCTCCAACCCTACACCCATCCACATTGATCGCACCCGTACCGTACCGCAGCACGTTCGCCGCGACGGTCCCGACAAGCGGCTTCCGAGCCATGCAGATCGGCTCGTGCGCTGGCTTTAGGGCGGTGCCCCATCCGGACCAGCGGCGGGCGTCGTCGGTGTATGGTTCTGTGACTTCTCCGACTGCATCTTCGTCGCCACCATTCATGCGGATTCGCATATTGCAACCGGGCGATATGTGGGCATGTTTGCCGACCACCTTGCGCCGCTTCATGTTCTCGCTCTCGACCGTCCGCGAGCGCACTAGATCCTCGATCTCATCGGGAACGGGTGGGAGCAGCGGTCGAAGAAGGTCGAACAGGTCGGCGGTGGCGACGGCAGGCTGCGACTTATCGGTGAGGTAATGTGATCCCATGAACGTTCCGGTCGCGTCGTTCACCTGCTGCGCCGTTATGCCCGTGGAGCGCATCCAAGCGGTGAAGGTGCGCGCGCGTTCTTCCATCGGGCCAATGCGGTCGATCTTGTCGATGGCTTTGGACACGTCCAACGACTTCGGGAACCCAGAACCATAGATCCACATGATCTGGTCGCGCACGTCGAACCCAGCGTCCTCGATGGCGCATGCCATGCGATGATAGGTCCGCGACCCGGAGAAGGCGAGGAGATGCCCGCCGGGCTTCAGCACGCGCAGGGCCTGACGCCACACCTCGAGGTCATAGGCGATCCCGCTCGCGTCCCACTTCTTGCCCATGAATCCGAGTTCGTACGGCGGGTCGCACACCACGGCGTCCACACTCTCGGCCTCGAGCGTCGCCATGCTCTCGCGGCAGTCGCCGACGAGGATGCGCGCCCTCATGGGTTGACCTTCGCGTGGTACGCCGCGCGCATCTGCCGGTTCTCCTCGCGTACCTGCTCCAGCGCCGCGAGGCCCTCGGTGAGAACCTCACCGGGCGTGATGCCCTGATGGTCTGGGTTCGCGCAGCGCCACGCCAGACGACGGAGAGCGGACTGTGCCCGGTCGATAGCCGGGCAGGTATGACCGGGGGGCTTCAACGCTCACTCCGAAGCGCCACGTCGATCAGGCTCGCGACCTGGGCGCGGTCCATGTTCGCCATGGTCTCGCCCCTAGTGTATGCACTAGCCACGTCCACGAGGCTCATCGCGATGGCTGCGCCCTCGGCCTGACGCTGCGCGTCCTCGAGCGACGAGGCCCGGCCGCGCTGGTCTGTGATGGGGTCGCGCGTCATGAGCTCCCACGTGTAGTGCCCTGCGGCGCTCTGGTTCACGATGAGGTGCGCCCCATCCCGCAGGCTGTGCGTCCACGCGATGTGCGACACGGGCTTGCTGATGGCGATCACGGTCCAGTCAAGAATCGGCATGGGGGTACACTCCGTTGAGGGCGAGGTAGACTTTGCGGGTGATCGATACGTCGTTGAGGCAATAGTCGGTGATGTCCGACTGCCGGCCTTCCAGCCAGAGCGGAAGGACCTCGGACCCATGGCCCGACTTCTCGCCCACGCCAAGAGCGCCTGCAAGGTCGGCCAAGCTCACGCGCTCACGCGTCGGGAACGCGAGGTGCATCGTGTCCGTCACGCGCTTGCGATGGTCCTCGCTGACCTCGTTGAACCATCCAGCCAGCACATGCCCGAGGCGCGCGGACGTGATGTGCAGGCGAGGAATGTCGAACCCAAGCACGTTGTGCCCGATGACGTGAGCCGCCCACGCCTTGTGCTCGCGGAGGAAGTCGGCGAGATGCGTGAACATGCGGAGCTCCTGCTCGTCGGTGGGACCGCCCACGAAGCACGCAGACCGCAGGGTATCGCTGTCGTCAGGCTCCCACATCACGCCGATGCAGGCGATGCGCGAGATGCGCCAGTCGAGCGCCGCGCGCGACCAGGTCTCTTCATAGTTCTCCTGGCACCACGCCGCGATGCTCTCGGGCTTCTTGTACTGCCCGGGCACCTTGGAGGCGACGTACGCCGTGCGTTCGTGCTCTGGCCACAGCAGCGGCGGGAGTGTCTCGATGTCGATGTAGAGCTTGCCGGACTTCATCGTGCGTCCTCGAGGTAGGGAGCTGCGAACATGCCCGCGGGACCGAGCAGCAGGCACCAGAGAGCGAGCTCGTAGTCGCCGCACCACGCGAACAGCGCGCAGAACGTGGCGGCGAGGATGGGAGAGAGACAGGTAACGATAGCGGCCATTTGGACCTCCTAGGGATGCGTAGGGCTAGAACGGGATGTCGTCGTCAGACGGCGGGGGAGCGCCTCGAAGCTCGGCCTCGAGCGGTCCTCCCGGGATGGGCTGATGCGAAGGCGGGGCCTTGTAGCGCCAGATCACACCCGTACACGACTTGTCCTTACACTTGAAGTCGGGCGCCTTCGGGTTCGTCTTCTTCTCGCGGTTGTCCCACATCGCGCCGCCACATTCGGGGCAGAGCGTGGAGCGGGTGTAAGACTCGACGGTGGCGCTGGGCGCCACGCGGTCAGCCACGCGCTGTGCGGTCGCATCAAGGCGCGCCTTCACGTCAGGCGGTGGGACCGTGGGTTCCTCGCGCGTGTACTCGGTGCGCGCCGTCTGGGGGCGCTGGGCGACGCTTGCAGTGCGCACCGGATGGCTAGCAGCTTCGCCGTCGTCGTCGTCGCTCACCACGCCAACGACCGAGGCGAGCGTGTAGCGGCGCAGGTAGGTGAGGATGGAGCCCACAACCTGCGGGTTCTCCTGGGCGGGGCGCACCCCGATCGTGCTTCCGATGTACTGCCCGCTCGCGTGCATCAGCGTGGTCGTGAGCGTGACCTGTCCAGCCTCGTCGCGGCCGGGCAGCTGGGTGACGGAGAGGCCGTGCTTCGCGAGGGGGGCGCGGCACGCGTCCATGATGGAGGCGAGGTCGGCGTAGCGCGTCTTGAAGTGCGGGTTCGTGGCATCCTTGCTGGCGGCGTTCATCTCGCCCTGCGCGGCGGCGAGGGCCTTCGCCAGTTCGCCGAGGTTCTCACTCTGGTACATCGTGTTCCTTCGTCGGGGGGTTGACGACCCGACACCCCCATACTATGAATGGGTTCACGGAACGTCAACCCGTGGAGAGAGAAAAATGGGATCGCTCGCAGACAGACGTAAAGCCGCAGGGCTCACGCAGGCACAGCTTGCCGACCTCGTCGGTGTCGGAATCAGCGCCATCAAGGCGTACGAGAACGGTCGCCGCCGGCCGGCCGCTCGCGTGATCATGGAGCTCTACAAGGCTCTGGGCCTCACGGCCTCGGACATCGCCGAGCTCTACATGAAGGACGGAGGTGTGGAATGAACGAAGCGATGCAGCTGCGCACGCTCATCGACAGCCTCCTCACGCGTCTGGAGACGGCCGAGCGCGCCCTCGAGGACGAGAAGGCCCGACACGCGGAATGTGAGCGCAAGATGATCGACTACGCTACCCGCTGGGCGGTGGCAGAGGCGCGCCTCGATGGCGTGGTGCGCTTCGGTCCTGACGTGCTCAAGGTGAAGCCATGATCGAGCGCAACTACACCATCCTCCTCGAACCTCGCGGCAAGGGGCGTCCCGTGTTCACGCGCGCCACGGGGACCGCCCGCACTCCGGAGACTACCCGTGCGTGGGAGCACGAGGCGGCGCACCAGCTGCGTGAGCAGCACCTTAGCCATTGCGGAGGCAGGTACTACATCCCATGCAACGAATCGGCTCCGCTGTGGGAAGCCGAGATCCGCGCCTACCATCCGCGCCCGAAGACG